AAGTAAAAGGAATCTGATTAATGAAGTACATCAAAACAATTTGTTTTCCGCGATTGTACCAGACATATGCGGCATCAATTCTGTACTTCATAGGAGTTTTCCTACTACTTTTGAGTATTTAGAGGATAAACCTCATAGCGGTGGCGAGATTCGAACTCGCACTGTATTGATTTTAAGTCAACTGCCTGCTGCCGGTTGGGCTACACCGCCATAAAAACTCAGAAGAAACTGAGTTGACTACCTGATTCTACCACATAAGTTGGAGGATGTAAACGGCAGTATTCATTAAACGTAATCTTCATTTCTTTGTTGGTAAGATTACAGTTCTTTGCTGCCGTTGGTACATTCCATTTTGCTGCGAACAGCATTTCCATTGATTCTCGTGTTTCTGGACGCATTTTTAAAAAAGTATCGTGTGAGAATTTTTGCCGGGAATTTTTATCGACCTAAATGGAACTTAAAGTGGATTTGTGTATGAGAGGGTCTCTTCATCCACTGTAGCACGAACGAAGTCTAGCACATTCATAAATTCATCTACCGTATCACAGGTCACTTGCTTTTCTGACCCTTCACTGGAGTACAGATACACTGTACGCTTTACAGGGTCCACCACGCAGCGTGAGAGGTACTCGTCTTGCATTCGGTCGTCCGTTGATTACCCAAGTATCATAGCACGGTGGGTAGGGGGTGTCAAGACCCCTTTACGTCGTAGTGGTATCCAACAATAGATCTTTGTGAATTGTCTCCAGGATAATCTTCAATGGTTCCCTCATATTCGGGAATCAGTTTTTCAGTATCAATTCTCTCTGCCATAATATAGTAAAAACAATCAATTGGCATACCACCACGAGACTGAAGATATACTTTTTCATCATCCCATCTTTTTATAATTACATCTTGATGAGAACCAATTGGAGTTAAATTTACTGTGATAGATTCAACGTCAACAAGATTTTTCCAATATTCCGGCAAATCAATTTCAGTTTTGTTTTTCACTCTTCCGCGAATATAAACTGCTGCTTCTGGACCTTCTACGCAAGCGTGAGTTAATCTCCAACCTTCTTTTGTTGGGTGTGGAATATCAAAATCTTTCTTTGCCGAAAGAACATGACCACCACAAGCAGATTTTACTTCACCTGAGGCAGTAATATTTCCTTCAGCAACAATATTAGATCCAACGATTACATCTTGTCTGATAATAATATCTTTATAAAAATCTGCATTATCTACAACAGATAATTTATCTTTAACACGAGCATATCCATAAAAGTCCACATCACCAATAAACATTGCGGCAGCTGGACCTTTAGTTTTTTCCGAATCTATTCCCTTTTTACCACACTGTTCTTCTTTTGTTTGGTGTGGCCCAGATCGTACAACTAGTGAATATGGATTTGCTAATTTTTCCTCGTATTTTTCTGCACCAATACCTTTAACCCCACACGGATTTATTTCCCACTTATCAACAAATTCAAAATCATCGCAAACCGATGGCAAAGGAGAGTCACTGTTCTTCAGAGGACCGATCATTACGGTCGCTTCTGGTTTTGGTATTGGTGCAGTAAAGGGAGGAACTTCTTCAGGATGAAATGTTTTATCATTTCCAAATTGAACTGGACCCTGAAGATAAGCAGAACCGTGAATACTTCTATTTTGCCTTCCTAATGCTTCTGGTTTTGATGCATCTTTGGTTACGTGAAGTTGACCGTGAATCAACTCAAAATCACTTGAACTTGACATATGATTATAATGGTAGTATTGTTGTTAAATTTTCTGCAATATCATTAAGTATTGGTATGGATGGTAGTTTGGATGAACTCATTGATGTCATTTTTTGAAAACTACCAGCAAAAGTTTTCATAATATTTATTGCAGTCTGTTGCATCTCACCATCCGTATACAGACTAATAGATTCATTCGAATTTACTATAAATTTTTTAGTCTCTACATTTACACTCTCATTTGATATAATATTGATAACTCCTTTGGATGGATTAGGTCCGCGAGCAATTAGATCAATGTTTTCCGCCTCCATTCTAATTCTTCCTTTTGTTTGAATTAGAATGTCACTAGACTCGGCGTTTACCCAAAATCCAACTTGATCTTTTGGAATATCATCACCACATCCAACTTGATATCTACCTCTACAACGCTGAGTCATCCAACGTTTTCTTGGTTCAGTTTGATCGATAGCAATGTACTCAAGTGCTTCCTGACCTTGAATCATCACTGATGACTTAACTTGGTCTGGATGTATATGACCGAATGAGATCATCCCATCCTTTGTACCTGTTCTTTTTGTTTCGTAATTTTTAGATTTAGTCATCTTGGAACTCTATCAAACTCTGTTTTGGGGGGAATTTTTCCTACACAATCAACCACACTAATCAATGGAACTTCGGGTGGGATATCAAATAATGCCTGTTCGTCAGTAATTGGCGTTGCACTTAATACAGGATATAACTTAGCATTATAACCTGTTTGTGATTCGATTACAATCTCCGGAAGATCTGTATATCCACATCCTTTAGAAATAACTTTAACTGCGACGATTTCTCCTCTTTCATTTATTTCCAATTCAACTAAAGTTCCATTATCAGGAACAACTCTTACAGTATCACCTGGGACATATCCAAATCCACCATCTTCAACATAGATATCATCCAAACACATCAATACTTTATAAGTTGTTCCTCCAGGAGGAAGAGGGGGTTGCCCTGGTGGCAGAGGGGGTTGAGGTGTAGGTGGAACAGGTGCAGGTGGAATAGGAGGAGTTGGTGGAGGAGCAATTGGTGACTTATAAATTACAGTAACTCTCTCTATCGTAGTTCCTCCTGCTCCAACAGCAGTTAATGTATATGTTGTTGTCTCTCCTATAGTAAGAATTTTCTTTCCATTTTTATCGACATTACCAATTCCCTGATTAATTGTAACTGTATTTGCATTACTTGTTTGCCACTCCAATTCAAATTCTTCACCATCATTTACTTCATACTTTGATGATACAAAAATTACAGATGGTGCTTTTGTTGGATCAGGAACTGGAGGTTCTGGAGGTGGTGCTGGTATTAATGAAATCGTAACCTTTGCCGTCTTGGATCCGCCAGGACCAATTGCAGTAAGTGTATATGTCTTTGTATTTTTTATTGTTACTCTTTGAGATCCTATTAAAGATAGATTATTACCAATTTCAGTAATACTCACTGTTGTAACATTTTCAGTCGCCCAAAATAATGTTATTTCTTCTTGAGAATTAATTAAATATTTTGATGCCGTAAAGGTTACAATCGGAAGAAGTGGTGATGGATCATTAGGATCTGGTGCTGGATCAGTGACTCTTCCATTTCCACCTTTACTTCCATCTGGTGCAGGAAGATATCCATCTCCGGGGGCAGTAATTACAATATCCTTTACTTCCAGTCCACCTTTTGTTCCACTCTTTCTTCCTGGATCTTTATTTCCATCGTAAGGTTTTGTTCTTACAAGAAGTTTTCCACCAGACCCATTTCCACATTCGTCAATTAGCTGAGCGAATGGTGGTTTCAGATAATTAAATCCTGGGTTTAAAATATCAAAACCTATAATTGAATTTGTATTAGGACTTACGATAGCATTTGCTAATGCACCCATTCCCATACCCCCAAAGAACTGAACTTTTGGAGGTCCACAAAGTTGAGGATTTGTCGGGCACGGAGGTGGACTAGTTGGGAGAAGGTCGTTCAATTTTAAAGAATTGACTTCTTTTATCAACAGTTCTCTTTGATACCCATCACCATCTTGATAATAAAAAAGTTGATTTGGATCTAATGAGGCAATACAATTTGCTTCACTTCTAGTTATATCATTAATCCTAGTGCCATCTTTATCATAAAAAGAAAGACGAAAGGGATCGTTAGGTCTTCCTTCAAAAACCTTTCTTTTTTTATTAGTTCTGTTTACGCAAGAGTCTCTATATTGATCTGCCATTTTACTTATGATAATTCAAAAGAAAGACCGCCGACATTTTTACCATCAAGTAAATCTTGAGCCTCTTGACTTGTTCCAAATTCAGCATCAATTTCATTTCCAGTAACTGTGCCATAATTTACCGTTCCGGAATTATCCCCATTCGTCATTCCTTCTGCATATTTGGTTCCAGATGCCAATGCATTTTCTCCTCTCAAGAAGTTCTCTCCCTGACTTAATGTTCCACCTCTATCTATCTCAAATACAATAGGACAAGATTTATCCTCATCGCACTTGAAAAAACTTAAAATACCAGTTACGAAATCAATTGCATTAAACAAACTATCTGCTAGATTTGTAATTGCTCCAACTGCGCTTCCCAAAAGAGCGTTAATAGCGTTTATTGCATCTGAAATAGGACCAAGTATTTTCCTTAATAGTTGATCTATAAAATCTTCAACAAGACATAATGGCCCATTAACATACTTATCAATCAAATCCAACAGAAGAGATCCAACAGTTTTTGCTAATGCCCTAACAATTTTAGCAAAAGCACAAGATAACCCATTAATGCCTTTATTCAATTTATCAATAAAAGAAGGCATCTCCCCAGGAAATAAAAATGGGAGAAGTTTTTTTGCTCTATTCTGAATTTCAGTTAAAACCCACCCACGAACTCTTCCCAAAATATTCTTAACATACCCAGCAATATCTCCAGTTGCAATACTTAGAACCTTTTTAATTGTTTTTCCTGGTTCAACGTCTTCATTAATTAAGGCATCGACGGCAGAATTGATATTCGAAAATCTTTTAATTGTAGATATTGCATTTTGAAGATTTTTTATAACTCTCTGTATCCCTTTGACATCACTATTATCTTGTTGGCAAGAACTTGCTACTCCATAAACTAATTTAAAATCAGCTTCTTGAAGTGCTGCGGAAAAATTTACCTTTTGGTTTCCAATTGTATGAGATTTATCTATCGGAGATTGATTTGGAAATCTCCTCTCTGCTGGTGCTACTCCCATAATTTACTGCGGTAAAGTTCCATTCTCTATTATGTATCTTTCTTTTTCTATTTCTGCACGAATTTCTGGATCAGTAACGATATCCCCAACTTGATTTCCTTCTAATTGTTCTCTCGCTGCGGTTCTTTGTCTCAACTCATCCAATGTATATGGAAAAGACTGCGCGACCTTATATTCCGTGCTTGCGATTGGATTTCTTTGTGGTTTGATAGTCCAAATCAAATAATCAGGGATGTATGCTGCAAGTTGTGGTGTTGTTCCACTATAAGTATCATTAAAAAGTTGAAGTCCGCCTATGTCACCTTTTGGTTGTTTCTTTGGCGCATCATTATTTGAATTAATAAATACGCCTGTGATATAGGGTTCCTGACCTGCTGGACCATCCGCCCAATATCCAGTTACTAATGAACCAGCAGATAATACTGGGGTATCTATAAATCCACCGAGACCAGATCCTGCAGTTACTGGAAGGACCACATTTGCCATAGGCAACTGTTCGTCGGGAAGGTCATCTGTATTCGGGGAATGAAATCCACAATACCTAATTCTATATCTATATCCCCAACCCCTTTGATCTTTTGGATCAAAGTGGGCGGATTCAATATTGTCTTGCCAAGATACACTGGAAACTACTCTTCCCCACCACGATGAAGATACTGCATTTAATAAATCAAAGTTTCCAGAATATTCTCTCATTAGTCCTCATATACTCTACATTCTAAAGCATCTGGATTTTCATCACAATACATTTCAAAACCAGTAGGATCGTGATCGGTATCTGGATGATTTGCCTGATACTTCTCAAGATGTTCTACCTCATCTTCTAGATGACGACGACGTTGACCGCTAGTAGTTGGATTATCCAATTCGTCACGGTCATCATTAATATGTTGCTGAAGTGTTCTGTCCATATGAACACACGATTAATTGATACTATTTATCACATTTTAGCGGGTTTTCTTCCAATAGATTCTCTAACTAGATTCATCCTAGTATAACAACTATTTTTTGTTAAGTGATGACAAACATCAACAATCATATAAACGCCACTCTTCTTTTGACTTACTAAAGTATTTTTCTTATCAGAAATCTCTGGAAAATCACAATGAATTATATCACCAGCTCTCAAACTCATATCTCCCGCAATCGCTATAGAAAGTTTAATTGAAAAGAGATTGTTATATCTCATATAAGACTGTCTCAGAATTTCATCATTATTAAAATTATTATACGTTGATTTTTGTAATTGCTCCTTTAAATCTTTTCCTACAGCAAGAATTCCAGTATCATCCCATTTGTAGGATCTCTTAGTTATTTGTTCTTGTATCTTTAAATCTGCAGCGATTAATGGCTGCTCTTTTCCTCCGGTATTAGTTTCAAAAAACTGACTTGAAGATGAAAATGAATTTTTTCTAAATGCACTTTCATAAAAATTTCCAACATTTATTTCAGAGGTTGTCTGAGACCCAGTAATTAGATCATTTAATAAATTTGATGTGCTTTCAAAATGATGTGTCAAAATTTTTCCGTCATATCCATCAGGAACTTCTCCGATTGTATTGCTAAGAATATATTTTTTCTTTGCATCCCTATCAAAAAGTTTATCGATTGATTTAAAACAGAATCCATCATAAGTTTCGTAAAAGAAAAATCCAGCAAGATTTGTCTTTGCATCTTGCATATCAGGAACTGACTTTGGACCTAACCAAGCGCATTTATAAAAAGGTTTTTCTATATTACCAATAAAACTCAAACTATTCAATGTAGCGTCAATATCAAGTTTTTTTGGAGTTTTTAAATTTTCTTTTAATATTTTCTCTACAGAATCAGATACCTTTCCATCAAATCTTTGTTTAATTCTATTTGATTCCAACTCATTATCTATTACTTCTTTTGAAAATAAATCCAAAGTGAATGTCATTTTATTAGTGCCTTCATCAATACTATGAACTTCTTGAATTCTTAGTTGTTTATCATCAATAAAATCCAAATTGAAATTATTTCCATCTCTTATTTTTAAATGTACTTTTTCTCCTCGCGTTAAATTGATATCATCACTCTCAACTGCAGCAGACCCAGAACCAGATGAACGAAATCCAGTATCGGAAAAAGTTGCCGTTGCTCTTATTGTATTATCTAAAATACTTTCATAATAATTTAATTGAATGCAACCCGATGCCACATCAACTGGTTCGTTGTAATTTGAATAAATCTCAAATGAACTGATCTGACCTTCACCAGCCTGGGCGGCACGGTTTGCTGCTGGCATTTTTATCCTCTGCTTAAACTAATATCTGTATTATTTACACTACCACTGCCAGAAATCATAAATGTTGTTGCCTTATTCTGCCCCATAGAAATTGGAACTTTCTTTTCAATTATTATTGGTTGGATTGCGAGTATCATTCCACCTTCTTCAGAATAGGTAGGATATGTTGTAAGAGATGATACATCTCTCATAGTTGTTTGCTTGGGAATATATTGTTGAGTATTACTAGATTTTGTATTACTTAAAATATTTGGAGACTGGTAATTTTCAGTTACATTTTTTGCAGCATTTTCAAGTCCCATCAATACACTCGGATTTATTGCAAGGTCTCCATTAATTGATGTATAAGGACTAACATCAAACATATTCATTCCAGCAAACTGGTTTGGTTTTTCATTAGATATTGATGCAAGATATTTGCCGTCGCCATATTTAAGAATTTCCCACTCAACCATTCCAGTTCCTGTTCTTGGTCCTGTCTTTAATCCAATTTTCTCTGCAGCAGCTTCAGTTAAATCCCATTCTCTTCCACTAATAAATGGTCCTCTATCTCTAACTTCCAAAGTTATTGACTTACCTTTATATGTAAATCTTACAACTGTACCAAATTTTAAAGATTTATGCGCTACCCAAAGACTATTTCTCTCTAAAACGGGACCACCTGCAGATTTATTTCCATAAAATCCAGGACCATACCAAGATGCCATAGATGTTCCTGATTTTAACACCCCAGGTTTAGGTTGTTGTGGCTTTACCGGTGGCGTTCCCCCCTGCCCGGGTAACTGGAAAATTGGAGGCAACTGTCCTGGTTTTTGCTTGGGATCTGGTTGTTTAAAGATGGGGGGTACAGGTGTTTTTTGTCCTTTTGGTTTATATGAACCATCATAGTAAAAGTGGACTAAATCTCCTTTAATTGCAGGCCATCTCCATCCAAATTTTGCTCCATTTTTAACTAACCAATTGTGACCGTTTGTTCCGTCTTGAATATCTAAGGCAATACCATCTCCGTGGTCTGAAGTTCCTAGTGGAGCTGCAGGATAACCAGCATCTATTAATGCTTGTTGGTGCTCTAAACTTCTATATCCAGAATTTATTATCCATCCAATTTTAGATCCCGCTTCTTTTTGGGCTGCTTTAAACGCTGCTGCTGCATCAGGTCTTAAATAAACGTCTCTGCCATACCAGTCATTTTTAAACTGCACCTTTAATTCTGCTGGATTCATCTTTCCAATATAAGTCAATTCAGATTTCGTATATCTTCCATTCTTCCCAGTATTTGGAAGTCGAGGTCCTCCACCACCTCCTCCACCTCCAGGACCAGGACCAGGACCAGGAATGTAAGGAGGCTGTCCTGGCTTAGTTGCTGGTTTCTTTTTACCCAGTGCTAATTGTTTTTGTACGTCTCTAATCGATGAAGTAATTTTATTTCTAATATCATTTCTGAAGAATTTTGTTAGATCAGTTTCCTCCTCTTTCTTCATCCCGCCAGTTCTACCTGGAACTACTCCGCCAGCTTGCATTCCAGAAAGTTGACTTGCAATTCCAGAAACTGCATTAGTACTTTGGGACTCTATTGATTTGGATGTATTATATGCAATTGAATAAACTCCTTCCAGTCCATTAACAATACTATTGATTGTTCCATCTGATATGTTTTGACCGAATGCTGCATCAATAGCAGCACTCATCGCAACACCAATACCATAAGGAATGTTTAGTAAGGTATCACGAACATCTTCTAATGCTTCATATGCACTTGGTTTTTTACCTTCTCTAAGTTGTTTTTGTTTAAATTGTTCTAGATATTGTGGATATGTTCCCGCACCATCAGCAGCCAACCATTCATTTAGAGTTAATGGTTTATTCGGATCTGGATATAATCTCTTGATTTCCTTCTTTCCACCAACATCTCTACCTGGTTGTGAAGTTTGAGATGGAAGAGTTAATCTTGTACTTTTTCTAGTGGTTAAAGTTCTACCCGAACCACCGACGACACCACCAGTTGCATAACGTTTAATCTTACCGCCCCTACTTCTTCCCTGAACTTTTGCTTCTGCCTTTTTATTCTCAAAGAGAACATCATATAATTTACCTGCAAGTTCCGCACCAACAATACCACCGGCAAAAGTTCCAAATCCAGGCATAATCAAAGAACCGACAGCCCCTAGAAGTAAAGTTCCAACACCACGGAATGCTGCTTTACCTGGATTATCACCAAGAGCCCAAGATAAACCAAACTCAACTAAAGCGCCAACAATTGGCAACCTTGATAATGGACCTTTTGCAAGCCTTAGCAATTGTCTAGTTGCTTGCTTTCCTGCAACTGCCCTGGATGTCTTTATTGCTGCTGCTTGTACTGGTCTAACTGCCCTTTGCACTGGACCTCTTGGTGCTGGTCCAGTCGGAGTTGGTGGTTTGGGTGGTTTGTAATTACGTGCATTAGTTGCAAATGTATTAATAGCACCAGTGAGTGCCATTCCACCAACCAAAATATAATTAATATATTCATTCAACTTTGATGATAGTTTATCAAACTCTTCCTGAGAGTTTTCTCCACCAATACTTTTTACAATTCCCCTAAATTTATCATAAGTTTCATATCCCTTTTCAATAAAACTTACGACCGAAGAAAGTATAAACTTAAATACAGTTTCTACTACACCATATACTGAAGTAATAACTTTTACAACTCCAAGTAGTCTTGGAAGTTCTTGATTGAATCTAGTAAATAACCAACCAAGCGCTGTAAAGAATAAGAATCTTTTAATTCTATCAAGAAAACTTGTTCCCGGAAGAGAAATCTTTGGTAAACCAAATTTTTTCTGTTCTTTCGGTGCCTCTATTCTAGTCTCTCTTTCTTCACGATTCTCACTTTCCTTACGAAGTCTTTTTGTTTTTTCAGTTTGAGTATCTTCACCAACAACAGATCTTAGTAGAGAGTCAACATCAATTAAAGACTTTCTTACAATTGCAACATTCTGATCGTTTCTTTCTTTAGATAAAGTTGCAATTCTTGTAATATCTGCGGTCTTTTTCTTTATGGATATTGAAGACCCTTTGGAAATGGCAAGTGCCGAGGAACCTTTTGCTGATGGTAGTAACTTTTGAACGTTAATTGCCATTATCCTTCAATCCCGTAGATAATTGCGTTCTGTACTCTTGTACCTGAACCTGCCAGTGAAGTTGCAGAAAATATAGGAACTTGAGTTCCTGCAGGAGTACTACCCATAGCAGATCCGGATGGTGAAGTAATAGGAGGTAAAGTAACTGTACTTACGTTTTGGTTTCTTCTTGGCAATGGTCTAATATTTGATTTATTCACATTCATTTTAAATGGTGTTGAGTTACTGTCGGTACTAGCAACTAACTTATCGATCAAAGAAATACCAAGACGATTTACAGTGTCAACTGGAAGAACATATTCACCAGGTTGCAATGCAGCAAGTTGTCTGTCTGCTGTTGCTCCACGAATATTCATTCCAGTATTTTCTTTTATCAATCCACCACCGTTATATTTCTGAGGATCATATGTACGATTAAACAAAATTTTATTCAATCTATTTGGTATAATTCTAGACTTAATTTCTTCTTGTTCTATTATTGCATCAGTTCCACCTCCACCACCACCCAGTTCTCTAGGTAGTTTATAACTTTGATTTCGAATTAATCCTCCACCCTGATATCTACCAAACTGACCTGTTTTAGCTGCATATTTTGCTGTTGCCACACCTCTTGCTTTTTGCATCTTCTCATAAGCAGGACCGCTCTGTGGAGTAGACCCTTGCATTTGAGTTAGTGCTGAGTAAAGTCCAAGTCTTGGAAGACCTCTTTCAACTGCCTGACGACCAAGTGGAGTGGGTCCAGTTCCCAATCCTTTTGTAAAGGACCATAGTGGATTCCATCCTTTAAATCCGGATGGAGTTTGAAATTTTCCTCTTTGGGAAATATCATCTTTGAAAAGTTGTCTCCATCCAGCAGAAGATTCATTAGGAATTCTAACGTTTCTTCCTTTATTATACCAATTTACCAATCCACCACCCTGAAATCTTGGTATTTTTGTAGAAAGTCTCTTTAGTATTCCACCACTATTAAATCTACCAAAACGAGGTTGATTTGCACCGGAACCACCATAATACTTATTGAGAGAGAGAAAAGTATCAGCACCTAGAGCATCAACTGTCGGTTTGTTTATAACAACCTCACCAGGCATTGCTGCAATCAATTGAGTATCAGGACCAAATCCAGATATTGAATGACCGGTATTTCTATCGATACCAAAATATCCATTCATTAAATCTAAAATAGAACCACCGCCGGCAGCACCTTGCAATAATCCGTAAGGTGTCGTTGCTCCCATATTACCGACACTAGGAGCAGTATCTGCCATCGTGTCAGTTCCTTGAACTCCCAAACCTTCTCCCGTTTGGGCTCTTGCTTTATTTGCTGCTTGAACCGGTGCTGCGTTTTGCTGTCCGGTGACTGCGTTAGCAGCAGCTGCCAACCCAATGGCAGCAGCAGGAACAGCAACCCAAGGGTTCAATAAAACTCTACCTAAACTTTTAATTGCTCCACCAATTCTTGGAATCTGTGCTACTAATTTTCCAGCAAATCCACCAACAAGTGAAAAAACTCCTCTGACAAATTTACCAAAAGGAGTTAAGAAAAGAACAGCAGCACCCAGTAAAGTCGGCCACCAATCTTTTAAAAATCTTGATAAGACTTCTACTTTAGTTTTGTTCTTTGGATCATTAAACCAATTCATCAATTGAGTAAATGCTCTACCCAATAAAGTGAAGAATATAAATCTCCAAATGCGATCTATAATTCCTTGAAATGGTGCAACAAATTTCTTTGTCACATCTGCAACAGCAGCCATTCCTTTTCTTAATCCCTCTAATCCAGCCTCTCTTTTTGACCTTCTTTGTTTCTCATACTCTCTTCTTTCGTCTTCACTTGCATCTTTTCTGAAATTAAAAAAGTTTGATAATGTCTTTTTAATAGACTCAAGAGGTCCTTGAAGTGGAGAAAGATCTGCAGGTTGAACTTGTGTGGATTGTATATCTCCGGTTGCTGCAGGTAATAGTGGTGTAGATATTGGTTGGACTGCTGGTTTTAAAAACTTTGTTGTTGCTACATTGCTTGCATTTATCTTTTGTCTTGGTTTAAATCTACCTTTCTTACCTCTTATCCTCTTTTTTTCATTTGAAAGGAGTGCAAGTTCTTCAAGAGGCAATCTTTTTTGTCCTGTAACTATTGCCTCCCGAATCAAAGTCAAATATGTATCATAATCTAAGTCAAAAACATCCGTTAGACCCAGTAGCCTTAAAATTCTTACGTCTATTTTTTCGGATACTGAGTTCATTTATCGTTGTTGCTGTGCCTTTTGTTCTTCTTCCTCTAGATGAATCTTGAGAAGTCCAACATAAATGTCTCTTTCCCAAGGAATCATATTTTCAATCTCTGTTAATGAATATTTATGGAACTGCATCAACGAAAAATTTAACCTGAAATAATTCTCCAGGTCCATATGGGCCATTCCTATGCGAAAAAACTTGATAACCCTTCTAGAACAACTTCACTTTCAACTTCGGTTTTTGGATTTTTTACCTTAATAGAATGAGAGAGTTTAGGCATCGTTTCAAAGAACTTTTCAATTTCCTTAAACTGAACGGAATTCATTTGATCCAGAAACTCCATTAATTCTTTTTTAGTAACATCAGATGCAACCCAAACTTCATCCTCAGTAAAGATTTTATCAATACAAGATCCAATCAATTCAAATGATTGGTCCATCGTATTATCAGCAGTAAAATCAAAATTACTCTTAATGAATTGGTCTAAAGATGGATACTTCATTTCCATCATAATAGAATCATCAAGTTTAATTTTTTTATTATGTTCGGAATTTTTTTGAACTTTGATATCATCTACAAGGATTTTTACTGGAACGGTAGTTTCTCCATCATCAGGACAAAGAATATTTACTTCAATTTGTTCTCCAACAGACTTGCCGCGAATGTTAAGAAAAAGATATTCAATGTCAAACGTAGGAAGAGACTCTACTTTAATTCCCTTCGTTTCGATGCAATTTTTGATAACTGTTTTAATTGCATTAGTAATCTGTTTTGTATCTTCAGATTCTAATGCAAGAACTAAAAGTTTTTCTTCTCTTACAAGGAAAGGTCTATATTTAATTACTTGTCCGCTTGATGGCAACTCAAGTTCATAAGTTGGTGTCGAAATCTTAGGTAAAGGCATAATGTCCTATAGAAACTTCAGTGTGATTATTTATTATTAGAATCAAAGATTAAATCCGGGGATATTAGTATTAAAAGGATTCTGGTTTAGTAAAAATCCACCCTGACCGAATGTATCCACATCAGATTGAAAAATTGGATTATTAGATGGAGAATTTGGATTAGATGGAAAAAGTGGATTGGGAATTCCTGCTGGGGTTCCTGGAATTGGTTCAAGACCAGAATTTACCCCAGAATATCCAATGTTGTTAAGAACGTATCTATTGTATGTAAATGATACGGTACACTTCAAAAGTTGAGATGAATCATAAGATACTGGCATAGAATTTATACTAATTGGGTATGCCTGTATAAAAGTATACTGCAAATATTCTCCATTATAATCCTTTTCAAATTTATTAAGAAAAACTTCTTTTGATCTATATCCATTTGGACCATCTGGAAATCTAACTCTATAAAAATAATTTTCATCTTGTGCCTTACTGGTTTCACCCATTGCATATCTAATCCAACTCTCAAAAAATCTTATTACATTATATCCAGACCCAATCACACCAGCATCAACCAGAAAAGTAAAGTCAGTTGTATTATCATATTGTTTACGATATCCAATCCTTTCAGTAATGCCAGTATAATCATCATTAATTTCATTAGTAAGAAGAGATGATCCTGGAAGAGATGCTTCGGTACAGGACAAAGAAAAGAACTCATCATTACCATTGTAATTTGTTATAGATCTTATTGATTGTGGAGGATTAATCCACAACTGAAAATGAGAGGTAAGTGCAGGTCTTAATAAAGCAGATTTTACACTATGTCCTGGACCGCTATAAGATTGTATATCTGCAGAAACTGGTCTTGGTGATGATGTTCCTCCTGGGGTTGTAGTTGGTGATCCATTTCCGGGACCAGGTTGTTCTCCAGTTGGAATTTTAGGAACTCCTGGCGCAGGAAATGGTGCAGTCTCTGTGCCTGGAGTTGGTGGTCCATAATATCCTGGTTTTTCATTTCCGGGAGCAGGTTTATTAGGATTGTATGGAATTACTGGCAACTGAATAGCCATTTATAAATACTTTTACTAATATATTATGTATGCTGGAAATGGCAGAAAGTATTAAAAGCATCTACAAACCATCTTATCCAGAAAAATATCAAGGTGATGCAAACAACATTATATGCAGAAGTAGTTGGGAACGTAAGTTCTGCTATTACTGCGACCATAACCCAAGTATTATATCTTGGGCGTCTGAAGAATTTTGTATCGGATATGTGTCACCAGTAGATGGTAGGGTACACCGATACTTTCCGGATTACTTAATTAAGGTGAAAGAATCATCTGGAAAGATTAAAACTTATGTGATTGAGGTAAAACCAAAAAAGCAAACTGTTCCACCAAAACAAAAATCAAGAGTGACTAAATCATATCTTCACGAATGTAGAACCTATGCAGTAAATCAAGCGAAGTGGAACGCAGCAAAAGAATGGTGTGCGGATAGAATGTTAGAATTTAAGGTCATTACAGAAGAAGAGTTGGGTATCAAGTAATGGCACAAGGTTTCGGTCAATATCAAGAAAAAGCGTCTACCACTCCAAGAATTAAAGAACTTCTTAAAAGAATTGGTAGGGAAGAACTGAGCGATCCTGAAGATATAATGTTAGTGATTATAGACGTATTAAAGGAAGAAGTATTATATCCAGAACCAGGAAAATTTTATACATTCATTTACAATCCCAAAACACCTAATATTGAATACGATCAGCATCCATTAATTGCTTGCACTGAACTTTATGGGTGGGGGTTTAAAGGTTTGAATTTTCACTGGAGAAAATCTAGAAATTATACTTGGGAAGAAATTGCAGGGAAACTTCACGTCGTAAAGTATAATGAGTTAGACGAATTAATTGGTTTGCAGTATGGAAAATTCCGTCTAAATAAATAAAAACCTCCCCATATAAATGTCTCATACTCTACAAACAATTGAGATTCTTAATCCGCCCACATTTGGGAGGAGAGGTTAATGGCAAATTTACCTCAGGGATGGAAGCAAGGAAATTCTCCAAATATATACGAAGCTAATATAAAACCAATTAATGTAACTGGTGGAACTGTTTATATAGTTGCAGAAACAAATAAAACAAATGGAAGTTATACTGTATATACTACAAGTGGAATTAACTTTATTGGGGGAAGGTCACCACTTTATTCTGTAAGTTCTAGTGGCGCAAGAACAATCAATAATCAACAAACATATAATGCATTACAATCGGCAGGTGAAATTGCAAAATTGGATACTAGTATTAAGCCAAGAGCACTTCAAATAAATCAATCTCTTGGAACTGCTGAAGAAAAAAGAACAGTAGCAACTAGTAACTTATATAAATCACTAGCAAATTCTCCACTAATACCACCACAGAAACCTGATCAAGGTGGAAATCCACCCGCAAAACCAGCAACAACTCCACCAACAACTCCAGTAGCACAATCACCAGATGGTCCTACTAGCATTCCAGTTTCTCAATCAATATCCCCAGCAACTCCAATATCGCAAGGTGCTGCATTAACATATCCACTCAATATGAGAACAGACCAAGATAGAATTAAATTTACTGCAGTTGAGTATAGACCATCTGGAAATCTATCAGCAAGTCAATTAACTTCTCCGGATAGAAAAACTTCTCCAGTAATAAAAGAAAGTAAAGGTTCTGTTTTCTTACCGATTCAAGCATCAATCACAGATGCAAACTCTGTTGATTGGCAAGGTGCTAATATAAATTACATTGAAAAAGAAGCTGTGAATCTAGCACTAAAAGCTATGAACGCCCCAGGTGTTACTGATTTTGGTAGAGCATTTTCTGATGCATTTTCAAATGCAATGAAAGATCTCTCAAAATATTCAAAAGAGGTGCAAGTTGCTTTCGCCCAAGAAGCAGTGGGAATTCAAAATCTTCTTGGAAGATTTGGTACTGTTCTTAATCCAAACCTAGAATTACTTTTTACTGGACCTCAATTGAGACCCTTTGAATTTAGATTTCAAATGACGGCAAGAGAACAACCAGAAGCAGTAGTAATCAAGCAAATTATAAATTATTTTAAGAAAAATATGGCAGTGAAAACAACAGATGATGGAGTATTTTTAAAGGCACCTAATACATTTTTTATTGAGTATCAAAAAGGAGGATCTAAACATAAGAGCATCAATCAAATCAAAGAATGTGCTCTCACAAATTGTTCCGTCGATTATACTCCACTTGGAACTTATATGACATTTGATGATGAAGAGGCAACAATGGTTTCTTATGCTATGACACTATCATTCCAAGAGCTTGAACCAATTTATGCTAAGGATTATGAAGACAATCATCCGATAGGTTACTAAAGATGACAAAACCATATTTTAGACAAGTACCAAACTTCGAATATATCTCCAGAAATTCGGGAGAAAAATATATATCCGAATACGTTCCAGTTAAGAATCTTTTTAAACGCGGAAAATTAAGAGAAGATATTTTTGGAAACCTATCATTTTTTGAGAAGTATTCAATACTAGGAGATGAAAGACCAGATAATGTTGCAAGTAAATTTTATGGAGATTCAACATTAGATTGGGTAGTTCTTCTTTCCAATAACATTCTGAATATTCAAACAGAATGGCCGATGACTCAACGAACTTTTGATGAAGTTTTATTAGAACGTTATGGATCCTATGAAAATTTATACTCCGGAATTCATCATTATGAAACCGAAGAAATAAAAAATTCCCTAGGAGTTACAGTCGTTGAATCCGGTTTAAAAGTTCAACCTACTTGGAAAACCAATGGCAACTTTTTAGAAATTGTTAATTCTCAAATTGCAGTTATTTCATCGGGCGATTCTGTAACTCCATCTAAAGTGGTTACTGTTTATATGATAAACGGAATACCAAACTTAGAAGTGGGAAATCAAGTTTATATTAACAATATAAGCGAACCTCAGTATAATGGAGCACAAGTTATAACTGAAATCATCGCTCAAAATGGAACAACAGTTACTGGATTTAGATATGAACTTTCTTCTACTCCGAATGTTGCATCACCTACTCTATCAAGTGTAAGAAAGGAAGAAGTTCTTTTCACACTACCAGAAACTTCTACAATTACGGCAAATTCATATTATTATGAATACTGGGATCCTGGACTCGGTTATTCTGTCCTCGTTCCATCAACTTCTTTTATTAGATCAGTTACAAACTATGAATATGAAAATCAAATACAAGAAGAAAAGAGAGACATCTATGTTCTTAAATCAAGATATTTGAACGTAGTCTTTAATGATATGGATAATATTATGCCATATAAAAAAGGTGGCGATCAATACATAAACGCCACCTTAAAAAGAGGAGATAATCTTAGATTATACGATTAATCAATCTTCAGCAAGACGTTGGAAGTAACTCAGAGCATCATCTTCATCGTCATCGTCTTGGGTAATCTTAGGAAGTGACGGAGACTTAGAACGATTATAGGATTGCTCCAACTCTTCTACAACACGATCTTGAACGGAAGAATTCTGTTCGTAACCTTCGAGATCATCTTCTTGTTCCACAACTGCGCGGGAACGAGTTGGTGATGTGGTTCCACCAAGACCAAGAACGTAATTCATACGCTTCTCAAGTTCCTCAAAGGACTTGAACTGGTCGGGAGCAGTAATAGCAGTTAGAGAATACTCTTTCTTCCAGATTGCTTCCAGAGCATCGTCATCATCCTGCAGAGAACTGACGCGATCAAACTCAGACTTATCATAGTTCCAATAACCATCCTTCTTCACAATCTTCAGTTTGAAGTTTGCACCTTGCCAGAAGTCAAAAGGATTGATCGGATCTTCATCATCAAACTCAGGTTGCATAGCATTCAGGATCTTGTCAAAGATCTTCTTACCATACTTGAAGAGAAAAACCTTACCTTCATTTGCAGGATTTGCGGGATCCTTTACAACGTAAATGTTAGAGTAGTAAGACAGTTTACGCTTTTGCTTACGAACAGTATCCTTATCTTTGTCACTACCAGAATTCCAGAGACCACGGTTGTACTCCGAAACAGGATCTTTCTGACCGATAGTAGTCAGAGAATTTTCAATATACCAACCACCAGGACCTTGGAAAGCGTGAGAATAAAGTTTAACCCAAGGAAGTTCCTCACCATCAGGTGCAGGGAGGAAACGAATCACTGCTGAACCCACTCCGGTCTTATCCATCTCTGGTTTCCAGAGACGATCATCTGCACCACCAGAAGTGGTATTCATTTTTTCAACTTGCTTCACCAGTTTCTCAGTCAGTGAACCAAGAGAAGATTGCTTTTTCAGATTAGAAAAATTAGACATTTGTACCTCGTATTAGTAGGATTTGGCCTTTGTGTACCTTGTTATTCTAGCGGTCAGAACCAGTTTTGTCAATCTGCTCCTTCATCAACTCAAGCATCTTAGACATATTGTTAAGAATGATATTCATATCAGTTCCAGGGGGCATACCCATCATAATCGCAGATTGCATAATACGTTCTTTCATTTCCTTTGCTTCGGGATCATCAGATAAACTCATTCTTGTGTAAAGAACTTTTTGTTTATCCAAAAGACGTTCCATTATTTCAACGTGCCTGAGTTTATCTTCCTTCGTCATTGAAGGAAACTTAAAGACACTTCCATAAACTTCTTCTTGAAGTTCAGAAATTTCAGTCATCTCTGCACGGACGACTTCGGAATCAAAGAAGCTCATTTGTCTCCTAAAACTAATTCTTTTAAAATTTTGCGATAACGCAGTACAATCTATTTATTTTTCTTTCTTTGTCGGTAAAGTCTAGCAATTAATTATAAAATTATTTCTTTGAGGATTTTTTTATACTTAAAAATATCAACCTGCATAAAAGGAGAATATTTTTTAATTCTCCGACTTACGGTTTCCCACACTGGGTCCTGAAGTTTCTTGTCAAACTTATTCCCGAACAGGAATATTCTATCGTAAATGACTAAGGTTTCCAGGCTAATATTCCCGCTCAGGAATTTTTTTAAAAGAGGTGGATGTCCTTTGGAGCAGTTAAAAACATCATCAAATTTATTCTCCTCAAAAAGACTTTGAGATTCTTCTTTGAAGACATATGAGAGAGACTGAACTTTCTTTTGCCAGTTCTGATATCTGCCTTCACCCTCTCTCATAATTTCACCAATCCAGAGTGTCTCTGGATCATTACAAGAAACAAAGTTTGCAACAAAAAAATTTTCTACTTCTTTTTCGTCTCTTTGCCTAGACATTTTTTCAAACCAGAATCGGTCTTTTCTTTTATAAAAGGACTGAAGACTTGCTCTGGTTTTTTTACAATACTTGTGATAATCGTATGAATCTTTTGTGAAGTGATTTTTTAATGCAAGATAAGTTTTATAACATTCAAAAGGCATCATTTAAAAAACTAATTTAGCACGGGAAGTCTTCTTGAGGAAATTAAGTTCCATTGCTTCATAACGAAGTTTTTCTTTCAAAGGTTTTGAAATTAGTTTGGGAACTGATTCGACATCAATATTATTTTGTTCGCAGAAATAAATGATCGCGTCAATATAATTCATTTCTGTATTCACTTGAACGAGATTCTCAATCTCCTGAGCGAACTTAGAGGGGCAAAAAAACTTATTTTCTAATGCTTTCTCTAATTCATTCTCCATTTGACCCAATATTGTGATGTACAAATTCTTTAATGTAGCGAACTAATAACTTAATATAATCCGATTTATTTCTTTTGTCAAATATTTTGACTTCGCCACCCGGCGTTACCATAATTGTAATGAGTTTAACTGGGGGAATATCAGTCAGTTCATAATATGCTGCAGCATAAAACATTTCTTGAACGAAATAGTTTTCAATCCACTCTTCGGGTTTGATTTTCTCTGAGGTCTTAAAGTCAATAACTGCAAGTTCTCCTTCATATTCAGCGATACAATCAACTCGCCCAGCAAGCCCAAGATATTCAGAGTAAAGAGTTCTTTCAATCGCGTGAATATTATTTATCTTATCAAGATAAGGTTTCGCGTGATGAAACATAAACTTTGTCAGGGGTTGATAATCATTCCAATTCAATTCTTTATTCTCAAGATAATCCTGACAGACTTGGTGAAAATCAGTTCCTCTTGCAGTTGCTTTTTTAGTAATTGCATTTGCTTTTTCTTCACCAACTCTCTTTCTCCACTCTACAAAGATTTGGCGATTATAAAATGAAGTGACAGAAGTAATAGAAGGCACCCACTTACCACTTGGAGTCTGGTAAAGGCGGATGCTTTCTGTTGTTTTACATTCTAGTTCAATGTCACCCAGATAATTATGATGAATAAATGTCATAGATTCATTTCCATTTTTGCAAGAATATATTCTTTCACGAATCCAGAGCGAACAATGTCATCAACACCAAATTCAATAATATCAATAGAAGGCATTACACGAAGAATTTTCATAAAATCAACAATACCATTCTTTTCATTTGACTTAATCAAATCCGATTGAGTCGCATCACCGCAGAACATAATTTTAGAATTTTCACCAACACGAGTGATAATAGAATCAAGTTCGTGGAAGTTCAGGTTTTGGAATTCGTCTACAATAATGATTGCATTATCCAAAGTAGTACCACGAATGAAAGAAGTGCTCCAAAAACTGATTGTACCCTGTAACTTAAGATTGCCATAAAGCATTTCAAAAGATGCATCATCTGGCATCTGGAACATATACTTTACCATATTCTTATACGGAATTTGATAAAGTGAGGACTTATCTTCGTGGTCTCCTGGGAGGAATCCAATCTCACGAGTAGCAACAAGAGATCTTACGATATAAATTTTTTCGTAAGGAGATCTCTCATCCAAAACATCCTGAAGTGCATTATAGAGTGTGATAAAAGTTTTACCCGTACCAGCACATCCATATGCAACGATGTTTTTATGGTCTTCGTATGCTTTATAGAGTAATTTTTGATTATCCGTGAGAGGTTCAATCTCTCTCATCAACTCAGAACTGATTGGTTTCTTACGCTTCATTTGTTTTGCGGTAAGTCCAACACCAATCGGTTGATCCTCTTTTCTTCTTCTTGCCATATCAGATTAGATTTTTTTGACTTTTGAACCAGGCATCTTGGCAGCGCGTCCAAGAACATCATTCCACCCAGGATTTTTAGAGACTAGCTTATTCTGCCAATCTCCCACTTCTCCCGGAGTGGCACATCCTTCAGACCAATCCCTTTTCCACTCTGGATTGTCTTTATACCATTGAGTGATCTCATGAACACTCATTTCAATAACTTTTTTTTCACCAGTTTCTTTATGAATAATTGGATAAATTGCCAATTCTATTCCTCCATAGTGTGTAAGGATATTTATTCAATAGTGATAGAAGGTGCATCAGAGCACTCAGAACATCCTTCACGAGTCCAACCAAGTGCTTCAGATACTGCAGGGAACTGACAGGTAAAGATACAACGTACCAATTCAGCAATCTCCATATGTTCCTTCTGTGTACCGTGTGCAGAACGAAGATCGATATAATGTACCCATGACCTTACAGAACCGGTCATATAGAGTCTTGTAGGCGTTGCCAGGGGCAATACAAACCTCGCACACTCCTTTGCTACTCCCTTCTCTAGAAGACGATTGTAAACCCTCTGAGACTGCTCGAACAAAACGCGAATGTCTTCCAGCAGTGTGAGTTTCAAATAGTCTGGAAGGTCATCAATCGAGTTCTGGCGATTCTTATCATCTTGCCTGCGAAGTTCAGGAAGGGGAATGGTATTATTCAAAAGATTAGCATCAGCATATCGTTGGGAAAACTCTTGATATGTGAAACTCCTATGACGGAGTATTTGTGCTGCGATACCCCTTGTAGTATTAATTTCTACAGTCATTGAAGCTTGCTCGAAGATACTCCAATGCTGATGCTGAATACAATACTTAAGTAGTCCAGCAAACTTATCGTTCTCTTGATTTGCTGGATTCGAAACACGAGCACAGTATGCCATATGTTTTTCTGCATCTGGTGTTACAGACACAAGTTTTACTTCTGGTTTCATGAATTCGAATTCTTCGAAGATCTTATTCACAGTCCATCTCCATCATCATCGTTTGTAAGTTTATATTTTTGATTTACTCTAATTAAATCTGCAAGTTCATCACCCTCATCATCATAGAACACCTCATCATAATCCTCAAGGTAAGGTGCCACTTCTTCATATTTAAGTTCTTGTTTATATGCATCGATATCAGAATATACTTCCGACTTGAGACATTCGACAAGAGACTCAAGATTCCTAATGATTAACTTAAGTTTCTCTTTATCCATTTAAATCAATCTATACGTCATCTATTATAGATAAAAAAAAGAGGAGTGTCAAGCACTCCTCTTAAAGTTATATCACTTACTCAAAAGTAAAATTTCGACATAAATCAAATATATAAATGCCACTGATGCAGCTGTAATAGATGCAATCGTAGCAATCATTTCGATGCTCCTGCGTTTACAAGCAGTGCTTGGTGGCGACGATTCTCTTTTTGCTTTTGCTCTTTAATGAGTTGAAGTACATTGAGTTTTTTCATCACTTATGACCCTCCTTTACAAACTTAACACCACGATAGGTTTCGTCGTATTGTTGAGGTTGTTGCATCATTTGCTGTTGATACTCAAGACGCTTTTGAGTATCATATTCGACACCACGATATACTACTTTAGACATTAGGGTTCTCCTTAGTTTTTTAGGTTAAAGAGCGTTCCTTCAGTCGGCGTTTGCGTTCGCTATTTGCGAATAGCGAATGAACGTTCCGTTCCGCGTCGGCTTACTTCCGTCTGATATTCCAGATGAACGTAAGGTCATTATAGACCTGTTAATATAGTTATGCAAGAACTTTTGTAACTTTTGTTACCGTTCAATATAACTTAACGTATGATTGGTTGCAGATAATTGATGAATGATAATATCACATCCAATCTTTGGATTACAATCTCCGCAGGTGTAAACATCTACTGCTGCTTTACCTTCTTCAGGCCAAGTGTGAATACTAATATGACTTTCAGATAAAAGACAAATTACAGTAACTCCTTGTGGTTCAAACTTTTTTGAGATAGTCTGAACCACAGTTGCACCGCTTGCTGCTGCTGCGTTTTCTAATAAGTCTATAAGACAACGCTCGTCGTCCAGAAGGACAAACGAGCAACCGTACAGGTTTAAAAGATAATGCTTACCCATTTATTCAATTGCTTCCTGATCTATTCCATATTCATTTATAAGTTTATCAATTTTAGTATCTTTACCTGATAGTTTTTCTATTTCAAATATAGATGACTTTTGATATTTTTTAAGTTTTTTATATTCTTTAATTAACTTATCTACTTCTCTATTTCTAATATAAAGACGTAGCTGTTTGTCTTTTTTTTCGTTGACAAATCCACCAAATCCTTCACTCATTTTCTTTTCTTTTTCTCTGGTTGTTTATATCCCCACAGTTTAGGGTTAGTTCTACCGTATCCAAAATCAATTTTTTGAATTGCTCCTGGACCAAATCTATCATAATACATATCAAAAATACGAACTCTTGATCCTCTTACAAGATCGATACATTCTTCATCATTTACATTATACCAAACTAAGTAAGCATCATTTGGAAATGATGAGTCTTTTGCCTTTTCGATTGTAGTTTTTTCCAGAAGAATATCACATCCATACTCATGAGGCAGAACTTTTTTTTCTTTATGTGAAGTTTCTGCCATTTTCTTTTTCTCCTTTGCAACTACTGTCATGAACGGCCGCCCCAACTAATATCGGGATATGCTTCTTTTACATTTTCAAAAGATATCTTATATTTATCAGTTAGTTTCTTGTCTTTTGTAAGAATTAATACTTCTGCCTCCTTCGGATGAAGACCGCGAAGAAGGTTGATAAACATCATCTCTCTACGAATAGATGTGAGAGTATCATTACCACCTTTTACGTAGTGATAAAGATTCTGCCATTCCTTACGAAGTGATGTTCTTCCTCGACCATCAAGATCTTGACCTGTTGCAGATTCTCCACCCACAGATTCTTTTCGAAGGTTATCCGATAGAGTCCCAGAATAAACAGATTGTTCATCAGCATTTCCATAAGGAACTTCTCCTTCTGGAACCATCGAGATTACAGAATCATCAAAATTCCAAATAAAAACAGACTTTAGAGACTCATGCTCATAAGTCTTAAGAACTTCCACTTTCTTTGCATTACTTCTTTGCTTTGAAGCAAGTTCTAATACTTCAAAAACAAATGGATTTGTGGGAAGAGAATCGATAGATGTTTCAGTCGTCTTCTTCCTCGTCGTCGTCGTAGCCATAATCGTAATCGTTTTCAAATCGTACAGATACTATTTCATCAGGAATTACCTGACCGTTCTCATCAAAAAACTCTGGATGTAAATACGGAGGTTTTGATTCTTCCAAGTGCCTATAGGTTAACCAACCTATTATACTACCTACCATAAAAAAGAGCAACGTGAACATTATCGAGAATGTTATGACATATGCTGTTTCCATTTTTCTTCTCCAGAGAGTTTATTTTTTCTTAACATCAAAATGCAATTCTATAAAGAAATGAAACTCTCTTCTAAAGAGAGAAATCATTTTACCAAACTTCACTTGAAAAGTCTTTGGTTTTGATTCTCTCCTCCTTTTATTCCTAAGTAGTAATTCAACACCCCGATTAATGTGAGGTTCTGTCTTATTTAGTTTTCTTTTTCCGCCTTCCTGGTCTCTTGTCATAATTGTACTTCCAGGCATCTTCAAGTATACCGTGTAGGTAATTTCTTATTTTTCTTGCTTCTGGTTTTGGAATGTGTCCGTAACCTTCACGAAGTTGTCTATGCATTTCATCTGAACCACCTTCAAGATAGTCATCTAAATCCATTACTAGATTGCCGATTTCATTTGCAGTAGAACTTCCAATAAACTCTTCAATTTCTACTTTTTTTGCTCCACGAATTTTCAAGTAATCATAAAATTTTAACACAAACTGACCTTGAAAAGCATAATCAATTGCTCTCTCAACATCATAGTAGACTTCGTGAAATGTACTATTCATTATACCAAATTCTGCTCCTTCAGATATTGTACGGTATCAGAACACCCACCAATATGTTGATCGTTTGAAATTACCTGAGGAAATGTAGATCCTTCCCCAAATTCTGCATAGAATTCTTCTTTGGTAAAATCAATATTTAGTTTGTAAACTACATGCTGCAACTCTGCTAACTGTAGCACTTGTTCTACTTTAGTGCAATACGGACAACCATCTTTTGAATAAACTGTGAACTTCATAATTGTTATAAAACTGAAAGTTATTTAGAGTTGATTGGAATTCCTTGTCCTTCAGGAAGCCATACTTGCTGCTGAAGTTCTATTGGAGGTAGTTCTTCTTTTGCAGCGGGCAATCCCTGTTGTCCCGGAAGTTGTTTATCTGTTGTTGATGTAACTGTAATCACTTGATCCACAATTAACTTTTGCTTTCGATAAATTCTTTTATCTGGGTTAAAACCAACCATTATAAGAGCATCTTTTTCTTCACCACAATGAGCAATTACTCTACCTGTGGTTCTGTCAATCACTACCCAATAATCATACATTATTTTTTTTTCTGACTTTTTGTATTATAAGTTTCTTTTACTGGTCTGTAAAGTCCAGGCCAAGTATCTCTAATAATTTCTGCAAGTTTGTAAGGTGTCTCGGAAGTAATCATTTCAATATCTTGATGGCGTGTAGTCAAGGTCTCCAAGAATATCTTCTAGCATTATACCATAATCTTTGAATCTTTTGTCACCAGCAATAAAACATCTTTGACGCATCCATACGGCATCAGCCAGAAGTTTTACTTGATCTTCTGTGAGTGTTAAGGTTTTCATTTATAAAAAGCAACCTCTTTATGTATAAAATCGCTAGTATACAATATTCTTTCTTGGGCGATATGAATAGAGGTTAGTTGGCTTTGGTGGTTTCATCCACTCCTCTATTGTATAAAATTTTTCTTCACAATAAAAATCTTGCTGAACGTACCACAATTTCCAATGGTCGTGTCCTTTGGATTGATTACAAGATTTGCAGCAACACACTACATTTCTTGTTATATCCAATCCACCTTTAGATTGTGGAATAACATGGTCGAGGGTTAAATCTTCTTCTGAATCACAATAAGCACATTTGTGATTCCAACTTTCCTTTATTTGTTTTCTCCATAATCGTTTTGCTTCTGATTGACTCGTTGCTTGTAGATTGAACAAGTATTCTTCAGGCGATTGGAGAGGTCCCATAAGTGCTTGCGACTTGTGAGTATTTATTTTATCAATAATGATAGTGGTCTGTCAGAGACATTAAGAACATAAACAAACCGAAGAAGATAAAGAAAAGAAGTATTCCAAGCATAAAAAAAGGAGTTCCAAAGAACTCCTCTATTTATTTTAGAGTGCGTTACCCCGAGGTAATACTTCCTCTGGAAATACAAAGTTCTCGTGCGGTTGGTCTACTGGTGCCATCCATGCTCTAAGTCCTTCATTAAGCAAGATATTCTTCGTATAGAAAGTCTCAAATTCAGGATCCTCCGCAGCACGAATCTCCTGAGATACAAAGTCGTAAGCACGAAGATTAAGGGCAAGACCAATAATACCGATACTGGAGGTCCAGAGACCCATAACAGGCACAAACAACATAAAGAAATGAAGCCAACGCTTGTTACTAAAAGCAATGCCAAAAATCTGAGACCAGTATCTATTAGCAGTGACCATAGAATAAGTCTCTTCTTCTTGTGTTGGTTCAAATGCTTTGAATGTATTTGCCTGATCGCCATCTTCAAATAGTGTATTTTCAACTGTTGCTCCGTGAATCGCACAGAGCAGTGCTCCTCCCAGTATACCAGCAACTCCCATCATATGGAAGGGATTGAGGGTCCAGTTGTGGAAACCCTGAAGAAACAGTAGGAACCTGAAGATTGCTGCAACACCAAATGAAGGGGCAAAGAACCAACTGGATTGTCCCAGTGGATACATCAGGAATACAGAAACGAATACAGCAATAGGACCAGAGAATGCGATTGCATTATAAGGACGGATACCTACAAGACGGGCAATCTCGAACTGGCGAAGCATGAATCCAATCAGAGCGAAAGATCCGTGTAACGCCACAAAAGTCCAGAGTCCCCCAAGTTGGATCCAACGGACGAAATCTCCCTGAGCTTCAGGACCCCAAAGTAGAAGAAGAGAATGACCCATAGAATCTGCAGGGGTGCTTACCGCAGCGGTCAACGCATTACAACCTTCCAAATAACTGGAAGCAATACCGTGCGTATACCACGAAGATACAAATGTTGTTCCAGTAAGCCACCCACCAAGGGCAAGATAAGCAGTGGGAAAAAGTAATAGTCCAGACCAACCCACAAATATGAAGCGATCACGTTTAACCCAGTCATCCAGGACATCGAACCACCCCCTTTGTTGAATTGGTTGTGAAAGTGTTGAAGAAGTCATAACCTCCAATCGTATTTCTCATATTTAGTTTACAATACTTTACATTAGAAGTCAATGAGTATTAGTTCTTATGTTTATTGAGGTAGAGTATCATTTCAGATAAAAGATTTACATTGTCATTGACTTGACCCAACACCATATTACAGTTCCTACAAAGCAACTGACGGACTTTACCAGTTTCATGGTCATGATCTACGCAAAGTTTTTTCCATTTACCATCACCTTCTCCTTTACAAATAGCACAAACTCCTCGTTGATCTTCAAACATTTGTTGATGTTCTTGAAGAGTTATACCATAGTTTCTCTTTAAATCATTATTTCTTGTGCGTTCTGGATTTGCCTGATGACGTGCCTTCACTCTTGCCTTATCACATTCTTTACAAGCGGAGTGCCTCCTACCAGTTTTCTTATCACGCATATAAAACTCCGTAGCAAGTTTTTTTTCACCACAGGTCATACAGGTTCTATACAGGTCGGAGTATAGTTTAGTCATTTCGTGCTTTCTTTCGTGCTTAAATATTTATAAAAAAAGGAACTCCGAAGAGTTCCCCTTTATTATATCACCCGATGGTTGGTGCTGTCAATGCAACAGGAGTGTTACTAGCAGCAGCAAGATCAAGTGGGAAGTTGTGAGCATTCCTTGTGTTTTAACCTTTGTCGCCAAAGGGAGCGGACTATATCATCACTCATAAGAGTGTCGGACGCTAGTGGCGTATTACGGATGAAGCGTCATCCACCGCCTAGTCTCTGAACCTTCCTTACACGCTTGCAAGGCTTGGCTGCTGATTGTCTACAAGAGAGTTCCAGCAATTCATCCGATTTAACGAGCGCCATGCGTTCACAAAACGCTCGTGCATTACCTCCATGCCCAGTCCAGCACGGTTGAGAACATCAGCCCAGGTATTAACTACACGGTTCTGACTATCAACAATGGACTGATTGAAATTAAAGCCATTCAAATTGAAAGCCATGGTGCTAACACCAAGAGCAGTAAACCAGATGCCAACTACAGGCCAGGCAGCGAGGAAGAAGTGCAGTGAACGAGAGTTGTTGAACGAAGCGTATTGGAAGATAAGACGACCAAAGTAACCATGAGCAGCTACAATGTTGTAGGTCTCTTCTTCTTGACCGAACTTGTAACCATAGTTCTGAGATTCGTTCTCGGTGGTTTCACGCACCAGGGAGGAGGTCACCAGCGAACCGTGCATGGCGGAGAACAGGGAGCCACCGAACACACCAGCCACACCAAGCATGTGGAAGGGGTGCATCAGGATGTTGTGCTCTGCCTGGAACACAAGCATATAGTTGAAAGTACCAGAGATACCCAGAGGCATCGCATCAGAGAAAGAACCTTGACCGAAAGGATAAACCAGGAATACTGCAGAAGCAGCGGCAACAGGTGCGCTATAAGCAACGCAGATCCAAGGACGCATACCAAGACGGTAGGAAAGTTCCCACTCACGACCCATATAGGCATAGATACCAATCAGGAAGTGGAACACAACCAGTTGGAAAGGACCACCGTTGTAGAGCCACTCATCCAGGGAAGCAGCTTCCCAGATGGGATAAAAGTGCAGTCCAATTGCGTTGGACGAAGGAATAACAGCACCAGAGATGATGTTGTTTCCGTACATGAGTGAACCAGCAACGGGTTCACGGATACCATCAATGTCCACAGGGGGAGCACCGATGAAGGCGATGATGAAACAAGTTGTAGCAGCAAGCAGGCAAGGAATCATCAGGACTCCAAACCAACCGACATAAAGACGATTATCGGTTGAAGTAACCCAGTTGCAGAACTGTTCCCAAATATTCGATTGTGATTGTTGACGTGAAAGTGTAGCAGTCATTTGTCGTTAAAGGGTAAGTAAAAAGTCCAGGGGGAACTGGATATTACGTTATTCCCCACACCACCCTCCAGTGTGGGTATGAGAGACGCATTTATACTCCCATAGGTCTCGGTTAACGGGAGTTACAAAGATTAAAGAACTGTTACATTCCTTAACCTGTTGATGTATTTATCATAGCATTGTTACAAAACCCTGTCAATACCCTAAATATTCTTGTATCATAAGTACCTCTAATGTCTAAGTCGCCCAACAAGAAAGGTAAGAAAGGACCTTCAAAACAAAATCAAGGTAATGCGACTGCGAAAAAAGCAAAAAACGGTGGCAAGAAAAAGTGAGGTTATATGCCACGCGAATGGAATACACCCAAGCGTGAACCTTGGAACGCACCGATACATAACATTTTAAAAGCAATAGACAATCACACTCAAGAATATTTCAAGAGTGGTGAAGTTTGGCATCTAGAAAAAGCAGAACAACTTAGATTGTATCTAACAGAACTTAAAACCTGGATACATAAACAAGAAGGGAGATGAAAAAAATAATTCTCATTGGACTAATGGTTATAAGATTAATCACCAATGACGGACTTTTCAATGAAAACAGAAGACCACAACCAAGAAAACAATTCCCAGAAATCATCAGATTCATCAGAAGACCAGCAAAAAGAGGTAGGAAAAAAGCGTGGTTCTATCCTCAGTAAATTAATCTTTGTTATCTGCTGTTCCGTTATTACATTTGTAGGAGTGAATTTTATTACTTGCAACTTTATGATTCCCGGAACAATCACATACGCAAATCTTCTAGGTGGACTAAAAAACCCTCCTCCTTCAGATTGCAATGAATCTCAAAGAAGAGGATATGAAACTTTACTTACCATTCTGACTACAGTGATTGCTTTAAGGACTAAATTAGACGATTAAGATCTCCAAAGTTTACCTTCTGCAATACGTCTTCGTTGAAGTCCTGCAGCAACTTTTGTACCTGGATTGTGATAAAGATAAAGAGCATCTGGAACTTTATCCCATTCCTTGCTTTTAAGAACTCTGGTTATGGTATTAAAATTGGAAGACCCGTAAAAACCAGCACCAAGATTATAAGCAAAAGATAAAAGAGCTCCTTGTTGATTTTCATTCATTTCATTCCAGTGAGGTATTCTTTGAAGTGCAGGAAGAAATCTATTTTTTAAATCAAATTCAAGTAGAGTATCTGCGTATTTTTGAGTGATTACTCTTCCAATTTTAAAAGGAGTACCATCAAAGTCTCTAGTACTACCCCAACCTATCGTGATTGGTGGTCCTTTAGTTAGGGGATCTGGATAAGAATTTAAGTGACATCCTTCAAATTCTTTAATTAAATTAATGCCAACCAACGGCACTTCATTGGCATTATTTGGTTTGTTGGTATTGTTGGTATTGTTGGTTGGCGTTTCTACTTTTTTGCATTGAAGATACGACCCCATCCAGTCTTATCTTTCCCTCTTTCTAACCAACGACGAGTAAGATCTGATCTCTTATACACAGCACCTCTGCCATTAGTTACTGGTCCAGTATATCCATCATTGAGAGAACCATAGGGATCATTCACAACATAATCTTCACCTCTCTTCCCAATTACGGTAAGCATGTGACCACCAGTAGGAGCAGATAGAGTGCCCCTGTGGAGAATACCAATAACAACAGGTCTCCCAGCAGACAACTCACGATCAAGGTCAGCAAACCCAAGATTATACCTAAACTCAGAATTAATTCCGTAATCTTTAAGAACACGGGTCTGAACTCCATGATCTGTCGTATCGCCAACTGCAAATACTTTTTGAACGTAGGCGTCATCGCCCTTAGCTCCCTTAAGTGTACCCGGTTTGAAATATTCTAAAACCATAGCACAGGCAGATGAGTTACAGGTGCGGTTTGCATCTCTGTAGTTATCTGTTTGCGGAAAGAAAGGAACATCAAGAACTCCAGGAATAACTGGATCGATCTTAGTTCTAAAAATCCTTACCCAATTTGAAGTATCTTCAAGTAAATCTGGTTCTCTACTTGCCAAATCCACTTCCAGTTGCTCTACTGCTGCAACGTGTTTTGGATTTTTTGGGTCAAAGTGAAGAAAGAAATTGTGTAGATCTACTTTCATTGTTCCCGTTTTATTCAGTAAATCTATTTATTAAAAAAGGAGGGATAAACCCTCCTTTACTCAAACTGTTACGGTCTCTCTAACTACAGATTTTACATAATCAAAAACAACTTCTGGAGTAGTCACCTCGTAAGGATCTGTGTCTGCGTTGTCGCGTTGACCTGCCTCAACAAAAAGTTTCTCGATAATTCCATTATCAACAACAGCAGCATAGCGCCAAGAACGCTCACCGAAACCAAGATTAGACTTCATTACCAGTTGTCCCATCGAACGGGTGAAGTATGCATTGCCATCAGGAATGAGTTGCACTTTCTCAATACATTGATCTTTTGCCCAAGCATTCATCACAAACCCATCATTAACAGAGATGCAGTAAATAGAGTCGATGCCGAGACCAATAAAGTCGTCATATTTCTCTTCGAATCCAGGTAGCTGATAGGCACTGCAAGTAGGAGTGAAAGCACCAGGCAAACTAAAAATGACAACACGCTTCCCATCGAAAAGTTCTTTGGATGTACGATTTACAAATTCACCATTTTCACGAAACACAAATTCTACTTGAGGAATTTGATATCCTTCTTTACGCATAGGAACCTCCATATTAATCTCTTTCTTTTTAAAAATATTAAACATAACTATAAATTAAATTCACCAAATGCCAGGAATAATTTGACCTGTCAGGGCATAGGAACCCATTGCAGCAATAATACCAATCATTGCCGCCCATCCATTAATACGTTCTGCTCTTTCGTTCATTTGTTTTCTCCTTGATAAATGTGTTTTTGTTTGAGTTCAGGATTAGGTTGAGAAGGAACTATTGGGTTCCTTGATTTATTTTTGATAACGATAAATGCATCGTTTTGGTAAGTCACAGTTCCAAATGGTTTTGCCCACTTTGGATTTGCGTTTGGACTAGTAGCAGTTCCTGTTACTGCTACACCACCAATCTCAACTGATAGTTCATCATTACTATCCCAGTTTAATTTCTGGAGGGCAATGGCAAATTGCCCAAGCATATCAGTACTCACAGATTCTCTTCCTGTTCGGTGAGAATTACACAATCGCTTGTGGGATAAGCAACACAAGTCAGGACCCAACCATCGGCAATCTGGTCATCGTCAAGAAACGATTGCTCCTCATTATCTACGGTGCCAGAGATGAGTTTCCCCGCACAAGCAGAACAAGCACCTGCTTTGCACGATGAAGGAAGGTCAACACCTGCTTCCTCTGCTGCTTCCAAAATGTATTGGTCGTCGGGGCATTGGATAGTAGTTTCGGTGCCATCGGGAGATTGAAGAGTGATGTTAAAAACTGTCATTAGTAAGTGTCACAGAGTTTTTCTACAGATGCTGCCAACAAAACAAAGAAGGCAACGGATGTCATTGTAAACAAGAGTGAAGTCATTGTCAAGTATCAAACTACTCCAAAGAAGAGGTTGCCAGTGAGAGCATAAGAAATAGCCCCAGCAACAATTCCAATCATGGCCCAGCGGCCGTTCATTTTTTCTGCCTTCTCAGCATAAGGTTCAATGCCATAACGCTCAAGGTCTTCCTTGGTCATATACATCGAAGGTTCTTTAGCAAACATATTCATTTGCCCGAACTCGTTTTTAGTTACAGTCATTTCGCTTTATTACGAATTGTTACACAATTATATAGCAAAAAAGAGGGTCTGTCAAGACCCTCTTAAGATTTTGTTTAGATTTACTGACCGATTCGGTTTACGGCAAGTCGTGCTCGGTTAAGAATAGAACCACTCAAAGGAACATATCCAAGGTCATCGGCAAGTGATTGTGCTTTAGAACTCAGAGCATAGTTTAATGCCTTACGAATGGCATCAGCATTAGCGCCGTTGCCAGTCTTATATGCAAGAACCCAAGTCAGAGTTGAAATTGGATATGCAGTTGCACCAGCAGGATTTGGATTTTCACCTGCAAGGTTTGCATCCAGTTTGATACCATTCAATGCGGCAGAACCAGAAGCAGCAGTAGGAAGAACAAACTTACCTGCCTTATTTTGAATTGCTGCTGCTTGGAGTTTGTTTGCTTTTATAAATCCAGTGTTTACATAACCAATAGAACCTGGGGTTTGGCGAATGCTACCAGACACACCCTCATTACCTTTAGCGCCAATGCCAGTAGGCCACTTTACAGACTTACCTACACCTGCTTTCCATCCACCAAAAGCATCTAGAGAATTAGTGAACGCATAAGTGGTTCCAGAACCATCTGCACGATATACGGTACGAATAGGACCAGCAGCACATCCAAGTGCTTTCCAATCCTTAATTCGACCAGCAAAAATATCTACAGTTTGCTTCTGGGTTAGTTTCAGAGTGCATCCTGGTTTGTTATAAGCAACAGCAATCGTTCCACCCACCATAGGAATTTGAACGACACCACGCTTTACTTTGGCAGCGTCTGCTGAACTGATTGGTTCGTCGCTTG